CAGTTGCTCGTAAAGCATTTGCTAAGTTAACAGAACAACAACAATTAGACGCTTGTAGGGCTATAGATGACCATTTATCGTATTGGAAAGCTAAAGAAACTGAGTTAGAATTTATACCTCATCCAGCAACTTGGTTAAATCAAGAACGCTGGGAAGATGAGCTAGTCATTGAACCAAGGAGAGAGAAAAGTGATAAAAAGTGGATGTTTACTAATGAAGGTATTGAAGCAAAAGCTAGAGAACTTGGTGTTATCGGCAATGGTTATGATACTTACCAAACTCTCAAAGAAAAGTGCTTGAGAAAGCTAAACATGAATGTGGAGTAAGGTATCTATGCGCTTTACGGCATAAAAAAGGATTGGCGTGGTTTAGAAATTACATTAGTGAAAAAAAACTGCCTGAATCATTATTAAGAGATTTTTACACGCAATATAAGTTAGGAAATAAAGGGGAATGGGGATGCTGGAAAGGTATATTGTCGCAGCAACAGGGCTTGGGTATTTAGTTGTAGGATTAGCTCAATATTTTAAAGGTTCAAATAGCAACGCTTTAATTTGGATTGGCTATGCTGCCGCCCAAGTTGGCTTATGGATGAACCTTAAATGAAAGACCCAAATGATGCGATTGACTTCATTTTCAAGAAAGCGCCAGATTATGCTGCTGCAAAAGGCAGATTGGCAGAGTTGGAAAATTTTAGACATTCTCTTAGAGCAATTAAAGCTACCGAATCAAAGGGTTCTAGCATTGCCGCAAAAGAAATGGAAGCCTACGCAAGCCAAGAATACCAAGACCTATGCAAAGCCATTGGAATAGCCACAGAACAAACAGAAGCGCTTAGATGGCAATTAGAGGCAGCTAAAATGAGATTTGAGGCATGGCGCACAATTGAAGCAAGCAACCGTAATATTGAAAGAATGACTAGATGAATGATTACTCTGAAAACTATTTGCGTATACAAAAATTATTAAAATGCTATCACAACGCTACACTTAAAAATCAATACGAAAAAGCTACCAAAATAGCTCATGATTTAGCAGATGAAACCATTAAATTAGAGTTTGCTACATACGAACAGATAAGAAAACAATGGCTAAACTAATGCGTAATATCTTGGCTAAACACCAAGATTATTCTGATTTTAAAGGTCTTATAGCTGATAACCCAGGCTTTGTACCATGTGACATAGATGGTATTGTAGAGCGCAATGGTCAATTTCTAATCATGGAATGGAAGAATCCTGGTGAGAAATTAAGCGAAGGCCAAAAGATTATGCTTAAAGCCTTAGCTAGTAAAGAAAATTTTATTGTGCTTATCATTGTTGGCAATACCAATGATGAAACCGTTGTAGAGAGTTACTGGCAAATAACTAAAGACGGTGAGTTTATGAAATGCGGCACTAGCTTTACAGAATTAAAACAATTTTATAGAGATTGGTACGCATTAGCTGATGGCTACAAAAGATGAAAAGAACGCTCTCAATAAGATTGCAGAACTCGGATGTATTTTATGCTCCGAATTCTTTGGGATTGAAGGCACACCGTCAGAACTCCATCATGTACGAAGGTATGGAGCTGTTCGGGCTACATCCCCAATCTTGCCTCTTTGCCCAGCTCACCATAGGGGAAACGATGGGCTTCACGGATTGGGTGTCAAAGGTTTTGAAAGAAAATACCAAATATCCTGTGAGGAGTTATTGGAACGAGTCAGCGAAAAACTTGGAAAAGGAATTAGCAAATGACAACATTTACTACGGCAGACCGTTTGGCAGCTGAAGCTACAACTCTAAAGGGTCAAAACCCAATTCAGACGAGATACGGTGCGCTCTATTACGAAACTCCTTATCATGGTGAGTCCACTTGCTCGATTTGTGACGGCTCATGTGGATACATTCATGGCACAAAACACGAATTACCGTATCAAGATGACCGCAACGAGCAGAAGAAATAGTAATGGTATGCTCGTATTTCTCACCATCATCGTATAAATAACTGCCCATTACTTGCTGGTCTTTGTCCACAATAAAACAAATCTGCTCTGGCAAAGGCATATTCCATCTATCAAATGGCTTCATGCAATAGATTGCTGAATATAAATTACGAAGAATAGGAGCTGTTAGCTTCATACTTGATGTATCTTGCCTCTAAATTCAACTTCATCTTCACCCCAAACTCTAATCATTTCAGGCTGCAATAGTTTGCTGCGCTCAAAAGATAGCATTACAAAGCCGCTATTCCAATCTTTAGGGGTATCTTCTGTATAACTAAATTGTTGTCCATTGGGGTCGGCAAGCGTACCAGTTTGAACACCCCAGCGTGTACCGTTGTAATCATTAAACGGAATTGCGCTAAGTACATGGGTATGACCAGTAATCATATTTACACCTGAATTAACGGCATTGTTACGACCACCTGTCCATCCACCTTTCCAACGGTGCTTAATACAAGTATCTTCATTTACCCAAAAAGACCAACAAGGCTGCCACATAGGAAAGTAATCTTTAAGGCTAGTGCCAGGTATACCTTCAAAAGACGGAAGATTGGCAACAATGTTAGCCTCTAGCCTTTGGTCATGATTGCCCATTGGAAAAAACAATTTAGCGCCCTTAGCTACTGATTCAATTTCACCTAGAAAATATTGACAGGCTTCCAATTCCTCTTTCATTGTTGGCAGCTTACTCCAATCAGTACGAGGAAAACGGCTTATAGAAGCACCATCTAGCGCATCACCATTGCAGACAATAGCAGTAGGCTTGTACTCTTTAATCATCTCTATAAGAGCTTTAAATGCTGTGGTAGTTTCGTCAGGCCAAAAGTGAGCATCACTAAATACAATGACACGGCCCTTTTCTATATCCATACCTCTACGCACATTGCCAGGCGTTTGTTGTATTTTTTTAACATAAGCTGGATTTTGACTATTAAAAGTTTCTAATTTAATCTTTAGTCTATTTTCTATTGACCTACGCCTAGCCATAACATTTCTAACTGCTATACCATGTAATTTTGCAAACTTACTTGGACTTCCTGTTTTATTCCAAGACTCAATCCATTGCTCATCCGTCAAATGATAACCAGCCATTAAAAATCCCCTATAATCAAGAAGTTACCAAATACTAACCTAAACATATGTCATTTGCTAAAAAAGTAGATAAAAACCAAAACGATGTTGTAAAGGCGCTACGAGATTATGGTGCTGATGTTTACCTATTGCATATGGTTGGTAAGGGTATACCAGATGTTTTGGTTGCTTTTGAAGGACAAACTATTTTAATGGAAATTAAAGATGGCGCTGATAAGAAATTTACCCCTGACCAATTGAAGTTTATTGCTGGTTGGAAAGGCGGTCACTTGTACAGGGTAAATTCAAGCGAAGAAGCAATTGAAGTGCTAAAATCAATAAAAATGGAGTAATTTATGAATGAAAATATGGCTTTGTTCCTAGCTACGCTGCTACATTCGGGTACAAATACCCATTTTTTCCATTGGGCTACCAAATCTTACGCAAAACATAAAGCATTAGGCAAGTTCTACGAAAATATTATTGAACTTACTGACCAATTAGCTGAAACTTATTTTGGATGCTATGGTCAGATTACTGAATTTCCTAGCACCTATCACCAGCCAAAAGAACCATTAGCTTACCTACAATCTTTGCAATCCTTTGTAAAAGATGCTAGGGCTGACTTGCCAAAAGATACAGAAATTTGCCAATTAATTGACAATATTGCTCAAGAGATAGATACAACCATTTACTTACTTAAATTTAAGGCCTAATCATGCCATTAGACAAATCAGGTTCAGCCCAATCAGTCGGCAAAAACATCAAAACAGAGATGAAAGCTGGTAAGCCTAAAAAACAGGCACTAGCTATTGCTCTTAATGTAGAGCGTGATAGCGCCAAAGGTAAGCGTAAAGCTAAGTTAGAAGAACAGTACGCCAAATACATTGAAAGCAAAGCATGAAAGACGGACTTTATGCCAATATTCACCGTAAACAGGCTAGGATAGCTGCTGGTTCTGGCGAAAAGATGCGTAAGCCTGGCACTAAAGGCGCTCCAAGTGCATCAGACTTTAAACAAGCCGCCAAAACAAGAAAAGAAATCATTACTGACAAAATGAAGGGTATGTAATGAAACACATGACAAGAAGCTATCCCCCAGAAAACGCTATGCTTAGACCTCATGTAGAGTCAGCATTAGAGAAAGCGCAAAAAAAACGCCAATCAAAACAACCACCTACAGAATTAGATGAAGATGGTGGCGTATTAAACAAGCAAGCTAATGAAAGAATGAAGCGTAAGCGTGCTATACATGATGCAATGAACAAGATACACGACCCAGATATTGCATAGAAATCTGTAGTAGAATAAAGTCCTTATAAATCAACACCTTGAGTTTATATGACAAATAAAGTATCGAAAACTGTAGAAAGCAATCTAAATAGAGCTGGCAGACCTAAAGGAACGCCTAATAAGGCTACTGCTGAAGCTCGTGAGACTGTTAGGGCATTGCTTGATGCTAACCTACCTTATCTTCAGACATGGCTCTATAACACCGCTGAAGGGCTTAAAGACGATGAAACTGGAAAGTACATTGTCTTGCCTAATCCAGGTAAAGCCTGTGACATAGTACAAAACATGGTGGAATACGCTGTCCCCAAATTAGCTCGTACTGAAGTAGTAGGCGATGCTAAAGCTCCTCAACGAATGGTGGTGTCTTGGAAGAAGTCCTAGATATTGAATTGGACTATTGTCCAAGAGATGTATTCTTAGACTTCCATGAGCGCCAAGAGCGTTGGGCTGTTATTGTTGCTCACCGCAGATGTGGCAAAACAGTAGCTTGTATCAACGATTTAATCTATAAAGCCTTGATTGAAGGTAAGGAAGATGGGCGATATGCCTACCTTGCACCGTATTATGCCCAAGCCAAATCCATAGCTTTCGATTACTTAATGCGTTTTTCAGAGCCTGTAAGGGCTAATCACAATGTTTCAGAACTATGGGTGGAATTAATAAATGGCGCAAGGATTCGTTTGTTTGGTGCTGATAATCCTGATGCTCTCCGTGGCTTGTATCTTGATGGTGTAGTTCTAGACGAATTTGCTGACATGAAACCATCTACATGGGGCGCGGTGCTTAGACCATTACTGGCAGACCGCAAAGGATGGGCAGTATTTATCGGCACACCTAAAGGCCATAACCAGTTCTATGATGTATATAACAATGCCACTAAAGATGAAAGTTGGTATGTAAAGACGCTTAGAGCTAGTCAAACGGCACTTCTAGATAAAGAAGAACTAGAAGATGCTGCCAAGATGATGTCGCAAGACCAGTATCTTGCGGAGTTCGAATGTGATTTTGAAAGTGCCATAGTCGGAGCGTATTACGGAAAAGAACTAAGGGTTATTACTGATTCAGGGCGTATTACAGATGTAGAGCATGACCCACTATTCCCTGTACATACCGCCTGGGACTTAGGTTACTCAGACGATACAAGCATTTGGTGGTATCAGGTCGTACATGGCGAGATAAGGGTGCTTGACTACCATTCATCCAATGGACAAGCTATTGCTTACTACACAGGGTTAATCCAAGTTAAAGAACGAGAATACAACTATGTGTATGGTACACATTGGCTACCCCATGACGCTAGAGCAAAGACATTAGCTTCTGGTGGAAAAAGCATCATTGAGCAATTAAGTGTTAAAATTCCTATAGAAAAGATGAAGATTGTCCCAAGTTTATCGTTACAAGACGGAATTCAAGCAAGTAGGCTTGCATTACTGCGTTGCTGGTTCGATACAAAGTGTGACGATGGCATTGAATGTTTAAGGCAATACCAGCGTGAGTACGATGAAGATAAGAAAGTATTTAGGGATAGACCTAGGCACGATTGGACTTCTCACGGTGCTGACGCATTTAGGATGCTGAGTATTGCCTGGCGTGAAGAAGAAAAAGCATTACCCAAAGATGATGCAATCAGAGGGTTATTAGTAGGTCAAACTGATGTAACGTTGAACGAGATGTGGAAGTCAAACCCAACTCGCTCAAGAGGGAGATATTAATGACGCATACATACGAGAAATGGTACAACACCATTATGGGTTACGAAAGAACCTATAAGAAATGGGAAGGCCGTACTGACCGTATTATCCGCAGATACAAAGACGATAGCCGTTTTCAAAACAACCCTAACGCTCGCTTTAATATCCTCTTTTCTAATGTCCAAACTATCCAGCCAGCTATCTTTGCTAGATTGCCGCGCCCAGACGTTTCAAGAAGGTTTAGAGATAACGACCCAATAGGCCGAGTGGCATCAATGATGCTAGAGCGAGCCTTAGAGTTTGAGCTTGAGCATTACGGTGACTACAAAGCCTCAATGAACTACGCTGTACTTGACCGTTTATTAGGCGGCAGAGGTACTGCTTGGGTTCGTTATGAGCCGCACATTGCTGGTGAAGTAGAGGGTGAGCCTGACGATGGCTACCAAGTAACCGAAGATGCCGATGAAGCTGAAACTCCTGAAGGCATGGAGCTTGAGAACCAAGAGCGTATTGAGTATGAGTGCTGCCCTGTAGATTATGTCCATTGGCGTGACTTTGGTCATACCGTAGCTAGAACTTGGGAAGAAGTAACCGCAGTTTGGCGTAAGGTTTACATGAACCGCCCTGCATTGGTAGAGCGTTTTGGTGAAGAAATAGGCGGCAAGATTCCATTAGATACCAAGCCTGATGATTTAAAGCGCTCAGAAAAACCAGTAGAAGGTTCTTACGAAGCCCTAGTCTATGAGATTTGGGATAAGGAAACAGGCAAAGTATTATGGATTAGCAAGTCATTAGGTAAGATTCTTGATGAGCGTGATGACCCATTGCAATTAGAAGGATTTTGGCCTTGTCCAAAGCCTTTGTATTCCAACATCACTACAGATAGCCTAGAGCCAATCCCTGACTTTACGATGTACCAAGACCAAGCTAGAGAGCTTGACACCTTGGCAGACCGTATTGATGGATTGATTAACGCATTGAAAGTGCGTGGCGTTTACGATGCTTCTAACTCTGAACTATCTCGTTTGTTTTCCGAAGGTGAAAATAACGCATTGCTACCAGTTAAGAACTGGGCTGCGTTTGCTGAAAAACAAGGCATGAAAGGCGCTATTGACCTAGTTGATATTGCCCCATTTGCTACTGCTTTAATGTCCTGCTATCAGGCTATGGAGCAAGTTAAAGGTCAAATCTACGAAATCATGGGTATTGCCGATATTCAGCGTGGTCAAACAGACCCTAATGAAACCCTTGGCGCTCAGATTATCAAGTCAAACAATGCTGCTGGTCGATTAAAGACTATGCAACATAATGTGGTGGACTTTGCTACTACATTGCTACGCATTAAAGCACAGATTATCTGTAATCACTTTACCGATGACACATTAATCAAAATCTCTGGCGCATCACAGTTAAGTCCGCAAGACCAACAGATGATTCCACAGGCTTTAGCTTTACTAAGAGATGAGGCTTCAGCTAACTTCCGTATTGAAGTTACTTCTGACTCCATGATTTTCCAAGATGAGGAAGCTGAGAAACAGAACCGTATGGCTTTCTTGGCAGCAGTCGGTGGCTTTATGCAAACTGCATTACCTGCCGCTTCTGCCCAGCCAGAACTAGCTCCAATGCTCATGGAAATGCTTAAGTTTAGCGTTACAGCGTTTAGAGCTGGTAAGCAATTAGAAGGCATTATTGACGAAACTGCTGACCAAATTAGAGAAGCAGCGCAACAATCTAAGGGTCAGCCTAAGCCGCCTCCACCAGAGATTCAGAAGATGCAGATGCAAATTCAAGCTGAACAACAGAAGTTACAGCAACAGGCTCAGATGGAGCAACAGAAGATGCAGATGCAAAATGAGCTGGAGAAAGCTAAGCAAGAGTACCAGGCTCAAGAAAACCAGCTTAAGTTTCAGTTAGAAGAAAAGCGCAACATGGAAGAAATGAACATGGAAGCGCAACTAACTAAGATGAAGCTAGAGCTTGAGAATAATAAGGCTATCCTCTTAGCTTACTTAGATAATTCGACTAAAATAGAAACTGCTCGAATTGGTCAAGGATTAACTGACGGCTCTGAAGCCTATATTGAGGCAGTAGAACAAGCTCGCAACCTACAAGATACGATGGGATTCTCACAAATGGCAAATCATCCACTACAACCAGCAATGGAAA